AATCTGAGCATGGGCAATCAGTATACGATTGACGAATGGACTCGCAAGTTTGCTGGCCCTCGCCTCTCATGCTGGACGTGGATTAAATATCTATGCTCAAGGTCTTAGAGGGCAGCGGCTCCGGCTTTGTTCCCTCTCTACGGTGGCGCTCCACGTCATCCCAAAATGCCCTCAGATCGGGGAGGTGGTCTGATAGCCAGTTCGGATCCTTCGGAACAAAGTCCTTCTTGATGTCGGTCAGAATCCAATAGACATACTGATGCTCATCGGTATGGTCACTCTGCCATTGATGGAGCTCAATGGTATCCGGCTTGTAGTCTACCTTGCCGCTAGAGTCAACCGCAAACACACCTTTTGTGTCTGTGCTCTCGTCCCACTGGGTAAAGTTCGCCTGTTTGAACCGAAACTCCACATACTCACATTCGTCAATCCCCGTGCACTCCATTTGCATCTGCATTTGGTGCACGTAGTAACTTGGGATTTCGTCCTTGCGTGTGCGGCTCATTGGACACTTGAACTCTACCAGCCGACCGTATCGCATGGGGTCGGCATCCGCGTAACGAGGCACGATCAGCCCGTCGGGAGATGCGCCGAGAAACTTGTGAACTGGATGCTGACAGCAGCCCACATCAATAATATCGCAGCCAGTCGTGTCTTCGTAGATCTTCTTTGCCACGGGCTCAAAGCGAGTTCCCCAAATCAACGCAGGAATTGAGTTGAATGCGTTGCTGTCGCTCCGCACAGGAGGCTCCAGCTTCTTCTCTAGAAGCTCAAGACGAGACGCGGCTGTCTGCCACACCTTTGATACCTCAGATGCCGTGATCATAGTGCCCCTCTGTGCATGCCAAGCATCGGTGCGCTGATCTTGCTTTCCATACAGGCGCACTGTTCGCTCAAATGCTCGGTCACGCATCCACATCCTTCCCGCTGGCCCCGTCAGAATTCTTTGTGTCACTTGCATCACCTCCCTCCTTAGAGTGCGATACGAAAGCTCCGGAGACAGGGATTTGCACAGAGTTACGAAATGGCGTAGACGGGCGTTGAGATGGGTATACGGCCGATTCTCCAGTAGATAGGACGTTAATGCATCCTCCATTAGGGTTCTCTATCTTGCTCCTCGAAAGTTCATTTTGATGTTCTCGGAGACGTGTCTCAAAGTCACCGGCGCCCATGACGCCCAGCTCGGACGTGCGGCTAAACATCTCCTCGTACATCTTCTTGAACTCAATGTCTATCTCATCCAGCTTGCCAAGAGGAACACCCTTGTCTTCCATCATCGGCAGCACATCATTCTCCTCAAACACGGGGTCGGGCAGCGGAGGTTGAGCGGCAATCATCTCTTGCGCAGATGCATACTCCGTGTACTCTTGCGTGTTCCCAGGAAGGATGAACTTACCTTCCTCCCCAAATCCAACAGACACAGGGGCGCTGATGTTCTCATCACGTGGCTCACGGGGCTCAAGAAACTTGGCAACCTCCTCCTCAGACCCGATGATGGTTGTGGGCGCATTCACCACAGCCATTTGTCTTTATCTTACCAAACCACTTTAAGCGACAATACCGCAGTAAGATTACAAATGGAGACTATTCAGAATCGTGATCACTGGGTTCTTCATCGCCTAGAGAAGTTCTATTCCGACGAAGAGAAGTTCAAGAAGGTTCAGACAATCCTGTCTGGCGAGTCTAGGGTCAGCCTTCGCCTGCTGGACTGGCTTGTGACGAATTATGCGAAAAAGCACAATGTTGCGTATCTTGTTGGATCCAGACATGTCATTGTCTACCTCGCCTACAAGTCTCACCTGAAGGCGTACAGTAAAAAGATGTTTGACCCGTTCTGCCGTTGGAAGCGCATTCAGTTTATGGGGCTGGATACCACCGTTGGACAACTCAACTTCTTTGAGTGGGCAATCCAAGATGAGGTTCTGAAGTACTTGGAGGACAATTACGATGCAATCCACGCAGATATGGATCAGTGCTCCACCACCATTCAGCCCAAGACAGCGGCAGATGGGACCCGTCGCAAGAGACATGAGCTTAGTCGGTCGGCAACGAAGGCCGTGCGTCACCACGATGTGAAGGTTGTTGTCTCCTTTGAGTAATGCAGTCGGTCTTGGATCCAACTGTTCTCTACACAGACCTCTCGCGCGATGTCGTAGAGCACGATGTGGACGTTGTCTCTGATTTGTGGACTATGGACGACCGTGATGTCTATCGGGGATCCCGCGATACATCCTATTCGCACGCCAATGTCTATTGGCTCTATACAGAAGATCTAGAGCGCACAGGGTTAGTAGAACATTCCCTGTCCGATCATGCTGATTTTCGTATTTTGTGGTTCAATGAAAACCCATTCGCCATGCTGTTACAGGAGGAATGGACGACTGAGGACAGTCTATGGTCTATGTTGCCGCGCACAACGGTTGAAACGTTTCTTGCGAACGACTGGACAACACCAGCCCGAATTTTGAATGCGTGTTTATACGGACCCACTCGCATTCTTGGTGTTCGGGATGTGCTGAATCCTCCTGCCATGTACAGCTGTTCGGAGTGCGGGAAAAAATCACTGGATACGTTCCAGTGTGGAGACGTGCGGTCTCAGATAGACTTCCCATCCAAAACAAAAATAGTATTTATTGATGACGAACTCTATGTTTGTCGACCTCCGCCTAGCTCACGTGTATGGGACCTTCTCGGGTTTAGATCGCCGAAGGCTGAGCAACCCGACGACGGGCCTGCTTTGCCGGTGCCGGAGTCTGAACCACAGGTGCAGCCTGAACAGGCGCAGTCTCCTGATCCTCCTCCTCTTCCTGATCCTCCTCATTCGTCGCCGTCGGAATCTCTGCCGCCGCCACCGGCACCTCAGTAGACTCCTCCTCGGCATCGAACATCTGCGCAGCCGTCACACGCTGCTGAGCGGACACCTGAGCATAGGAAATGCGCCACGTGACACCAAATCCCTGTCCGGATACATAGATGCTCGGACTGACAATGAACCGAGCCTCCATACGCTTCGGGAACACATCAGAGAGGTTCTCCGGCGTGAGCTTGATCGGGCGGTTCGCCATGTCCACCGCATCCATACTCACCGTAAGCACGCCCTTGTCATTCGGATAGACCGGCACCTTCATCCGGAAGCTCGGCGGATACTTACCATTCGGCACCCACTCGGCACCCTGCTTCTCCACACTCGGGCTGACCAGCGACTTCATGCTGTCACGGAGGACATCCTCCTTGCGAGCACGACCGAACCACAGCGTAGACTTCTCCACGCTCGTCTTGATGATCTTCTCCTCAAGATCCTTGAGGAAATTGTACATCTGACCAATCTCCCCTGCATCGCCATTCGCACGCTCCTTGGCATACGAATCGCAGCCACGCAGACTTGCGAGCATCGTATAGTTGATGCCATTCTCAGTCTCCTTGATGGACACGCCCATAGGGTACTGAAGCTTGGGAACACGCATTTGGAAATTCTGCCCATTGTACTTGATCGGGATACTCTTGGACCCGTTGTTCTTGCTGATGCGGATGTCGCCGAAGGTGACCTTGCTGATGTCGAGGTTGGAAGCGTTGATGGTGGCGTTGACGGACATTTTGTTCTGGGTGTGTGGTTATATCGGTCTGCTAATCTGTAGATCCATTTTGTCCGCACATTTCCACTTTCAAGAACTATTCCTAGAAAGACAATGGTCAGGTGTGCAGCAACGAAGCGAAGAGGCGCAACCATACAATGTTCATCAAATGCAATGAACGGTCACTCACTGTGTGGCACCCATGCTCGGGCTAAACAAGTAGAGATGTGGAAGGAAACCGACACATCCCTCGTGATCTGTCAGTCACTGGCTCGGCGGTGGCTTGTTCTTCGCATTTTGCGTCTTGCGGGTCCCGGAGTTCTGTCTCGGAAACAGGTCACTAACGGTGAGGAACTTGTTTCGTATACGGATGCGTCTCGCCAGCATCCGCTTGAGTACTTTGCGTTTGAGGAGAATGGCAAAGTGTGGTGGTTTGATTTTGCGTCTATTTGGGTTTGGTCACTCAAGTCCCTTGAACCTGTCAATCCCTATACT